CATCACCTGACAATCTTACACCAGCACTGTTCCCAGTTATATATGAGGATAGAACAGAATAACTGAATGTACTTGCTATGTAATTGGGACTGACTAGAGCAGAGGTGAGAACAACTACCACAAGAGGTATACCAGTAGCAACTAAGGGCATATATGCTAAATAGTAATTAGTTGCTGGAGGTTGGAGATTGTGGAAGACTTCAGTATCTGATTCAGAGAGTGGCACTGTCTATGGCTACTATTCACAGAGAGGATCATTGATAAGTAAGAGTGTTGGCACTCAGGTCAAAGATGTAGTCTAGACCAAATAACATAATAAAGTCCATATAGCAGGGGCTAGTGGCCAATGGATAGGGAGATCAGGCTATATAATGGGCGGCACCTATATGCCAAGAGATGTAGCTGAAACAGAAGAAATGTTTCCTACTGCCGCAGCATTTCTCGATTCATAAGAATTATATATGGATCAAGATGCCACCTTACCAGCCTATGGAGAAGGCGATTTTGCTATGAAGCTTGATTCATACTTTGGACCACTGACTTTTTACAGATATAGCACAGTAGGTGCATAGTGGTATGTTGACTAGACTGGTTTGGCTGTCGATGCCCCAATTGATTCAGAAAAAGTTGCACTTAGCTCAACATCATTATAACGAGATCATACCACTATTATATGGATAGAAGGAGCTTAACCAGGAGCCACATTTGAATTTGAATTAATTAGGCATTATGAAGGTATACCCATAGATGCTTATAGGAATTTGGAAACAAGGGAGAGCATACTGGGAGACAAATATAGTAATGCCTTGGATGTGCTTAGGAAAATGCAAGTTTAAGAGATCAACAACATGAAGTACTTGTAGTAAAGAGGTGATGACATGTATGGTTTGTTTGACAATAAGTACATCACAACCTTCAAAGACTTGTTGAAATATGGTTATGACAAATTAGGACACCACGTTGACCTCAAAAACAAATTGATGTAAGCAGCACCTTATGTGGTGAAATCTATCCTCAAGCATATACCAGGAATGGATGGTGTAGTAGGTATGATTACTGAAGCTGTTTAAGATAAAGCTAATGAAGGTATAGAAGAAAACAAATAGTTGGACAGAGAACCTGCAATCAAAGGTCGTACCCTAGTGTGGGTAAGAGACGAAGATGGGGATGTTGATTTGCAAGATCTAGAACAACTGCATGTTGGAATTGACTCTCCCACAGATGTAGCAATGATAGCATCAGCAGTCAAAGATGTCTGCGATAGAATGCCTGCAGGAACAGGATACCATTGCCATATTTGCATAACCACCCTGGACAATATTAAACTGGAGAATGGTATATGTGGCAAGAGCAAAGGCCTGCCATTAAATTAGTTGAACAACTAACCTAAACCTACATAAGCAAGTACCCCAATGGATGAAGAAGGAGCTAATGAGAACGTATCAGTTAGCTGATACCAACCGAGAGAGCCTGACTCTAACAGGCCATGATGACAGCGCATGCCAATTGCTGTCATGTAGGTGATGATCTTAACCTACATTATCT